AATCTCCGGGCTCACCCCATATTTTGATGCTTTCAGCTCGGCGGTGAAGACCGCTTTTACTATGGTCTCGGATATTTTTGCCCCCCTCTCCAAGACAAAGGACGCATTTGAGGCCACAACCACAGTAGGACAGAGATTCGGTCTGCTGGTTGGCAAAGCCATTGCCGATCTGATTTCCCCAATCACCTATCTGATGAAGGGGGTTGTTTGGGTCGGCGAAAAGTTCGGGGTGCTAGATGGGAGCAAAGTAGCTATCGGCGCCACCGCAAGCGCCCACACGACATCAACTTTCAAACCGACAGCAACTCCAGCCGTAGGCGCAACCCTGACTGCCCGCGCCGCCCATAACCAAACAGCCTCGGCAAGCCAAACGGCACAGCTCCCGCCTGCGGCTGGCACCGGCCCACGCACCACCACCATTAATGCGCCGTCCACCACCCATGCCCCGATCACTATCAACGCCGCCCCAGGCATGGACGAAAAAAAGGTGGCCACCGAGGTCAACCGCGCCCTGGATGAACGCGAGGCCCGTGCCAAAGCCAAGCAGCGGGGGGCGTTGCATGATTGAGATCATGATGGCCCTTGGCCCTTTTCGTTTTTCGGTGAACACCGCCGCCTATCAATCCCTGAGGCGGGCCGCGCAATACCGCTGGCCCGCGCAAGAAAGGATTGGCCGCGCCCCTGCTCGCCAGTTCGTTGGGGTTGGTAGCGAAACGATAACCCTTGAGGGAGCGATCTACCCGTATGCCGACGAACCACTGCTTGATCAGGTGATAAACAACCAGGTATCCAGCGGCTGGAACACTCAACTTGATCAACTGCGGGAACTCGCCGCCCTGGGAGAGCCACAGCTCCTCACCGATGGACGGGGAAAAGTGTGGGGGAAATGGTGCGTGGAGTCTGTTGACGAAACACAGACCGTGTTTTTTGCCAACGGGGCGCCAAGAAAAATAGAGTTCAACCTGTCCATTTCCTCCTACGGGGATGATCTCTGATGTCGCAAACCTACTCCTGCCAGGACGGCGACATGCTTGACGCCATCTGCCAACGGTATTACGGACGAACCTCCGGCGCGGTGGAGGCAGTTCTTGATGCCAACCCCGGCCTGGCCCAGCTTGGACCCGTGTATGTCGCCACCACAAAAATCGTGCTCCCGGATTTGCCATCCACCCCCGTCAAGAAAACCGTGAGGCTGTGGGACTGATGACCCCTGATTTCCAGATATTGGCCGATTCGACCGACATCACCGCCGCCATTCGGGATCGCTTCCTGTCGCTTTCGGTGACAGACGCCGCCGGGGTTGACAGTGATACCCTGGAGCTTTCCCTGGATGACCGTGACGGAATCATAGCCATCCCCCGCTTGGGCGCAAAATTGGACGCGAGGCTCGGCTACAAGGAAACCTGCCTTGCTGGCATGGGCCTCTATACCGTTGACGAGGTAGGGCTCTCGTCGGCTCCATCCACCATGACCATCCGCGCCCGCGCCGCTGACCTGCGGGCCAACCTGAAGGCCCCCAAAACCAGATCATGGGACGGGAAAACAATCGGCAATATCGTCAACAAAATAGCAACGGAACACGGCTACAAGGCCAAGGTTGCCGCCGAGCTGGCCAAGCAGGTGATAAAACACATCGACCAGACCGGAGAGTCCGACCTCCATTTTCTCACCCGCCTTGCCTCTGATCGCGGCGCGGTTTCAAAGGCAGCCGCCGATCTGCTGCTTTTCGTTTTTCGCGGCCAGGCCAAAACTTCCAGCGGTGAGGATTTGCCCACGGTTTCCCTTGTCGGCAAGGACTTGTCCCAGCGGGACGTTACCATCGCGGAGCGCGGGAAATACGCATCGGTCACCGCCCACTGGCATTCGCGGAAGCTGGCCAAGGAGCAACGGGTCACGGTTGGCAATGGCGACCCGTGTTACACCATCCGCCACCGGTATCCGGATGAGGCGACAGCCACCGCAGCAGCCAAGGCCCAGCTTGAGGCTTCCGCCAGGGGGACTTCCACCCTGCGGTTTACCTGCCCCGGCGATGTGCGCATCGGAGCCGAGGGAAAACTGGATATCAGCGGCTGCCGCACCGGGGTTGATGGCCAGTGGGTTGTAACCACCGTCACCCACCGGATTGACAACAACGGCTATAGCTGCTCCGGAGAGGCGCAAAGCCCACAAGCTGCGGAGGATCAAGCCAATGCAGGGGATTGACGCCGCCACCGGTAAACACATTGAGGGGATAGCCCACCTGCACCAGTCTATCCGTGACATCCTCACCACCCCGATTGGCTCCAGGGTGATGCGCCGCGATTACGGCTCCCGCCTGTTTGAGCTGGTGGACCGGCCCTCCACCCCGGCCCTCATGATGGAGCTGTACGCCGCCACCGCCGAGGCCCTGGCCAAATGGGAGCCACGTTTCAAGCTGACGGATGTCGCCGCTGAATCAGTGGCGGAAGGAAGAATCGCCTTGACCCTGACCGGGCGCTATCTGCCGGATGGGAAAGAAATAAAACTTGAGGGGATAGTGGTATGAGCAGCCTGATTGACATGTCGCAACTCGCCGCCCCGGTGGTTGTTGAACCCCTTGACTATGAGGCCATCCTCTCCTCCATGCTTGCCGATCTGGTGCAGCGCGACCAGAGCCTCACCGCTTTGGTAGAGAGTGACCCGGCATACAAGATTTTGGAGGTATGCGCTTACCGCGAACAACTCATTCGGCAACGGGTCAACGATGCCGCCAAGTCGGTGATGCTGGCCTATGCCGTGGGCAGCGACCTGGATCACCTCTCCGCTTTCTATGGGGTAGAACGGTTATTGGTTGACCCGGGCGACCCGGAGGCGGTGCCGCCGATTGCTCCAACCTATGAAACAGACACCAGATTACGGCTACGAGCGCAGATGGCCCCGGAATCATGGACCACAGCCGGAAGCCGGGAGAGCTATATCTTTCACGCCATGTCAGCCTCTGCGCTGATCAAGGACGTGGCAGTAGAAAGCCCAACCCCAGGCGAAGTGCTGGTGACCGTGCTTTCGGATTCCGGCGACGGCACCCCGGATGCGGAAATGCTCTCGGCTGTTGCTGCCGCTCTCTCCGCCGAAACGGTACGCCCCCTCTGTGACGTAGTGGCTGTGCAGGCCCCACAGATCATCCCGTACTCCATCACCGCAGAGTTGACCCTCTATGTCGGACCGGACACCGAAACAGTAAGCCATGCAGCCCTGCTGGCCGCCCAGAATTACACCATCAATCAGCACCGGCTTGGTTTGGATGTGACCATCTCAGGGATCTACGCTGTCCTGCACCAGCCAGGGGTGCAGCGGGTATCACTGCTCGCTCCCACCACCGACTTATCGGTGGAGCCATCCCAGGCCGCCTGGTGTCAGGCATTGGCCGTAACAGTGGCAGGGCACAATGAGTAGCCTCCTCCCCCCAAACGCATCCGCTTCGGAACGGGCACTCGATGGGGCTGCCGCCAGAATAGGCGCTGTGCCGGTTGCTATCGGCGACTTGTGGAATCCGCAGGCCTGCCCGGCCCCCGCACTGCCCTGGCTGGCCTGGGCTTTATCCGTGGATGTGTGGGACTCGACTTGGAGTGAGCCGGTAAAGCGTTCGGTCATCGCCAAATCAATCGAAATCCACCGTCGCAAGGGCACAGTATGGGCGGTGCGCGAAGCATTGCGGGCGGGGGGATACGCGGATGCGACCCTGAAGGAGGGGTTGCCCCGCCTGAACTATGACGGCACACAGCTCTACGATGCCACGGAAACCTATTATGGCGGCAGCCGATGGGCGCTGTTCGATGTGCATGCTGACCTCGGGGAGGACGTGGGGGGAGATGTCGAGTCCAGGTCCCAGCTTTCCGCGCTGGTCGATATGGCAAAGCCGGTCAGCAGGCACCTGCGGGCAATCACCTTCACCTCCACCACCAGCGACACCGCGACCATCTCCGAGGCGTCCACCCTGGTGGCCCACGACACCCATGCGGACCTGCTGCCATGGGGGGTTCGTTACGATGGCACGGTGCTGTATGCCTCCGGCAGCGTACCGGTGTATGACGGCGCCGAATCGTTTGACGGCGCCACGGATTTTACCGGTTTCATTGCCGGGGATTTGCTGTTTGACAACGCCTGGGAAAAAGAGACCATGGCTGCCTCCATGGCGGCAACCGACCAGCAGGCAGCGTCGGTGTGCTATGACGGGCTGACGGATTATAACGGACTGCTTGATTTGGGGGCCACCCGCTTACCCATCCACGATGCAATGATGACGGTGACCACTAAGCGGCACTATCTCCATAACGGCAGGCGAACATATGGGTCCGGAAAGGACTATGACGGAGCTGCGGACTTTAACGGCGGCGTTGACTACTCGCCCTTGGTTACTTACGCGGGCATCCACACCATTCAGGAGGTGCGAATATGATAAGGGATTCCGACCAAATAGCCATGCGTGGTGATTTTTTACTGCGCATCTACCGCAAAGGGGTGCTGGTCGAAGAACAACACGACCCGAACATGATCATGGACGTGGCCAGATCAGCCATGGCGGCTCTAATTGGTGGAGCCGGTGAGGGAAAGACCATTACCAAGATCGGTTTTGGCATCAACGGATCTGGGCCGACCCCAACCGACACGGCGCTCTCCGCCAGCTACAGCAAGACTGTCGCTGGCGTAGCCTATCCGGTTTCCGGGCAGGCAGCATTCGCTTGGTCCCTGGCCACCAGCGAGGCAAACGGCAAGGCCATCGCCGAGCTGGGATTAATTTGCAGCGACGGAACACTTTTCGCCCGGAAAACCCGTGGCGTCATCACCAAGGATGCGGACCTGTCCCTGGACGGCATCTGGACCATCATTTTCTAACAGGAGGCCGAAATGGCAAACGTACCCGAAACCCCATCCTATGATGAGGGAGTGTATCAGATCGAAACCACCGACCCGGTGTTGGGCGGCGAGAATGGCATTGCCAACGTGCAGGCCAAGCAGTTGGCGAACCGGACCAATTATCTCAAGGTTCAGGCAGACTTGGTGGACGAGGCCAAGGGTTCCGCGAATTCTTTGGTGGAGCGCCTGGACTCGATTGAATCGATTACCGGCACCCTGGAGGAAACCTCCGCCATATCGGTACAGCAAGCAGTGTCCCTGGATTGGCTCTATCGCGGGAATAAGATTGCCTTCGAGCTGTGGCGCCCTGGCTATACATTGATAGACACCGAAGATATTGCTTTAGTGCAAGGTGTATCCGGCGACGACTCCATCGATGTCGCCAGCACCGTTGGGTTGCGCACCAATGAGTATTATGTGGTCAATGACACCGTGGGCGCGTTGTTGATCAAGATCACCGAGATTTTGTCGGCTCAACGGGTGCGAATCGAAACCAATCTCCCCCGTACCTTGACCGCTGGGGTGCTGACCCGCTGCTCCCTTTCCCAAAATGAGCATCAGGCAGTGGGAAGCGTTGGTGATATTTGGCTATCCAAATTGATAAATGTCGAGGATGACGCGACAGGGGGGGCAGTGGTAATCCGCCGGACACTGAACAGTGGAGACGCCCGCCTCTATTTCCGTGATGCAACCCACGCCACCTGGACTGAGATATTCTGGTCGCAGCGTCGGCAGGGAGACGATATCCCTGCGGGCTATGCCGATTACGAATATGTGGTGCCGTTCCAGGGTGAGTGCAACCTGCGGGTTGATGTGGCCGTGGAAGACATGACCATCCTGCATATTGTGACACTCTCCGAGCCCACCGGTCTGGGTGGATATTTTAACCCGGTCATGGCCCCCACAACCCCCACGGTTTCATCGCCAAGCAACGGAGCAACCGGGGTATTCGGGACCCCAACATTGGGCATTTCCTCATATGCAAGCCCCGGAGGCACCGCGCAACAGAGCGCACAATTTCAGATATCCACCGGCAATACTTTCGCAACAATCTTGCATGATTCAGGCTATCTGCCTGCTACGCTCAGCTACCAGATGCCTGCCAGTATTCTGGGCGTCAGCACCACATACTATGTACGGGCACGGGTGCAGGATGCCGCTGGTCTCTGGTCTGCATGGTCGGCAGTCAGCAGTTTTACCACAGCCGCAAGCTTTGCCTATATATCTACCCCTGCAATGGTCTCTCCTGCTAACAACGCGGTTGATGTGGTTGAGCAGCCCACCATGCAGACCGGGGCCTTTGCCGTTACTGGTGGATCAGACACCCACGCCGCCAGCCAATGGCAAATCAGGACCACCACCGGAACCTGGGACACACCGCACTGGGACTCCTTGGAAGACACTGTGAACAAGACCAGCAAAGCCGTGCCCGCAGGGGTGCTGGCTGCTGGGCAGTCGGTCTACTACCTGAGAGCGCGCCACAAGGGCACAACCCTCGGCTGGTCTGGATATTCAAGCGAGGTGAAGATCACCACCAAACAGGCTTTTGCCAACATCATTGGCGTTTGCTGCGCCGCCACCGGAGGCGATGGCGGTGTGTGGGCGTATGTTGATGAGGCTGGGGCAACCATTGCCGTCCCCGGAAGCACCTATTTTAATACCCATCCGATCTTCGGCGGCATTCAAGACGTGACACTGGACAGCCAGGTGATGGTGAAGGTTCCCAAGTTTTACTTCAACCGCGCTGTGATTGCCAGTGGGGCAAACAGCGGGAAGGAAGCATGGTGGGTCAGTGATCAGCCGGTGTCCGGTTTCGAGATCCACCCGGCTTTCCGCAATGCCGGTGTCGATATCGACCAGATTTATGTGGGCAAATACCAGGCCAGTTCGGATGATACCAAGATGAAATCGGTGGCCGGAGTGCTACCCGCCGTATCGAAGAGCCTCACCACCTTTCAGACCGAAGCGGCGGCCCGCAACACCGGAGGGGTCACCGGGTTTATGCTCTGGTCCGTGTTCCAGTGGTCCGCTATTCAGTGGCTGTACCTGGTGGAAAACGCCACCATGGACAGCCAGGAGAAAACCGGCATGGGGCGGGTACTCGCCGCAAGCGCTGCCAACGTGGATGCAGCAGATGTTGCACAGGCCACCTATCGTGGCATTGTCGGTCTGTGGGGAAATGTATGGCAGTGGATGGACGGCCTAAAAACCGTGGACACCACCGGCTATGTCAACCTGTGGGACCGCAATGGCAACAAGACTTGGGTGGACACCGGTCGCAAACGGTCTGCGGCGGACGGAACCATCTATCCCACAACCTTTATGGATGGGGCTGGTACCGGGTTCAACTACGATGATGTCTTTATCGGAAACACCGGGCCAACCAGCAATGCAGACGCAACTGCCCCAGACTATCAGTATTTTGCCCTTGGCGAGTGTTTCCCGTTCGTCGGCGGCCATTGGAGCCTCGACCTGGCTGCAGGGTTGTGGAACGTCGGCTGCTTCGACGCAGCGTCGAGCACGAGCACGGCCCGCGGGGCTCGTCTGGCGAAGGTGTAATGTGTCACGTCTTGTGGACAATGAAGTCCCCGGCGAGAGCCGGGGACACAAGCCGCGCCATGCTCAACCCGAATCATACGCGGTGCTGCTGGCAAAAATAGAAGAGTTGGAGGCATACACCCACACGGTGCTGCGACAGTATCCGAGAATGGAGCGCCACCTGCTGTGCCACGACATACGACGAACCCTGGCCAACATGGCAAGCCAGGATATAGTTTCCGCCGCAAGACTGCCCATACTGACAAAAAGTTTCCTCGCCTACGCCAAGCATTGCAGCGCGTACCGCACCACCACCAAAATCCTAGAAGACATCAATTACAAAGGAGCTACGACATGCAGATCGACAATCATGTGCTGACCATCGAAGATTTTACCCAAGAGCTGCCACGCCTCGCTACCACTGCCACCGTGACGGCTTGGAGAGTTCCTGCTGAGTATCAATCATCAGGCTATTTTGTTGCAATCAACGCAGGTGGACAGCCAGCTGACCTACCAGCCTGCGACAGCAAAGATGTCACCCTGATCGGCACCCTGGAGCTTGCGACAGACGAATCCGCCCAGCTCACCCAAGCCAAGGCCGAGCGCCTGGTTACCATCAACTCCGAATGCGATAAGGCACTGGAGGTGATTACAGCAACCTACCCCACCAGCGAGGTTTCTAGCTGGCCGCAGCAGGTGAAAGAGGCCCAAAACTTACAGCTCGATCCACAGGCGGACGCCCCATTATTGATCGCGCTGGCTGAGGCGCGGGGCTTAACCGTAGACGAGCTGTGTGACAGGGTCTTGGCGAAATCAGCAGCTTTCTCCGTGGTGTCCGGCCAGATCATCGGCAAGCGGCAGGCCTTGGAAGATACACTGGAGACAGCGCTTACTCCCGACGATGTTGCCATGGTGACGTGGACGTGAGCGGCGCATGGATCACCGTTAAAGGTCGGCTACTCCAGGCCGCAATCGCTTTCGACCAGTTTATCAACTGCCTTGTAAGCCTGTTCATCGGCGGCGGCTGGGCAGACGAAACAATCTCCGCCCGCATGTGGCGGAATCGCGCTATGCCGTGGTGGCGTGAAGCTCGTTGGCTGGTTGACAAGCTGTTTTGGGGGCAGCCGAACCACTGCTATCAATCGTTTGTTTCGGAACTGCAACGGAAGCAACTGCCAGAAGACTATCAAGAGGGCTCATTATGATGCTGATAAAAAAACACAGATTCTGGATGCTCTGGGCCGCCTCCCTGGCCGTTCTGGGGTGGTACTGGTGGACGGACCCGGATGGCGGCGCAGAGACCATAACCAGACTGCAATGGCTGGCCTGGCTGCTGGTGGTCTCCGGGCCGGTATATCTGTTGCGCAAGGCATTGATGCCCGGAGACAGCGCGACATTGTTGCGCGATGCCAGGGGCGGCAGCATACCAGCCGCAATCGCCTGGCTTGGTATGGCCCTGCTTACCGGCTTGCTGTTTCTGGCCTTTGCCGGGCAGGCCAGGGCTGAGTGGCCACCGAAACAAGCCCTGGCCCATCTGCCCACCCTGCAATCAGAGATCCAGGCGCATTGGCCTGATGCGCCAGAACGGGCCGTGTTTGCCGCCCAGGTGGAGCAGGAAACCTGCCCTTCCCTCACCCACAAGAAATGCTGGAACCCGCGCACCGAACTGAAAACAGCCCGCGAGTACGGCTTCGGCCTCGGGCAACTCACCGTGACCAGCAGGTTTGACAACTTCGCCGAGGCCCGCAAGCTGGACGTGACCCTGCGCGACTGGCAATGGCAGGACCGCTTCGACGCCAAGCGACAGCTCCGAACCATGGTGCTCATGGACCGGGCAGGCTTCCGCCGTCTTGGGTTTGTTCAGGACCATGTCGAGCGTCTGGCCATGGCCTTTGCCGGGTACAACGGCGGCATGGGCGGGGTGCTCAGTGATCGCCGGGTATGCGCCGGGGTGCCTGGCTGTGACCCAAATAAATGGTTCGGCCATGTGGAACTGCACAGCCTCAAGGCCAAGGCGGCGGCCAAGGGCTACGGCAAGAGCTTCTTTGAAATCAACCGGGAATACGTCCGGAACATCATCTACACCAGACGGTCCCGCTATGCTGCCTGGTTCGGCGAGGTGTGACCATGCCCTGGGGATCGATCATATCGTTTTGCCTGAAATACTGGAAACCGATTGCCGTTGTGCTCGTGGCCCTGGCCATTTTCGGTTGTGGCTGGATCGAGGGAACCGGACATGTCCAGACCGAATGGGATGCCGAGCATCAGGCCCTGGCGTTGGAGGCATCAAGGCAGGCCCAACACCAAGCCGAGGCCACGGTACAGGTGGTGACGCAATATGTTGACCGGGTGCAGGTGGTCAGGGGTAAATCTCAAACAATCATCAAGGAGGTGCCAGTCTATGTCCCTGCGGATGCTGATGCTGATTGCAATATTCACATGGGGTTTGTCCGGCTGCACGATGCTGCCGCGACCGGCACCCTTCCCGGCCCCACCGGAGATACTGATGCGGCCCCCAGCGGAGTTGCGCTCTCTACCGTTGCCGAAACCGCAGCCGCCAACTACGGAGCCTGCCGCGAAAACATAGAACAGATAATCGCTTGGCAGCTATGGGCCTTGGCCATGGGGAAACCCGGGCCATGAGCGGGCTCAGTTTCAGCAAGTATGACCAACTGCGAGATGTCGTGGCGCATACCCATACAGACTTGCAGGCGGCAGGAAAGATGTTGTGCCGCCTGCGCTGGATAGCCGCCTGGAAAAAGGTGCGGCAAGGGTATGCACGGCTTGGCAAGGCGCTGGATACGTGCGATGGTGCGGCACAATGAACAACCCATGGGGCATGCCATGTGGCGATGAGGAGGGCTCCGACGATGAGTGACGAAGCCGATATCTCAGAGCCCCGTCAATCACTGATTCTTGCCAGCACCATCAAGCTGGTGACAGACCAGCAGAAGGCCCGCCTGGGCATCCCATCTCTCACCCATTGTATCGAATGCGGAAATAAGATCCCCGAGAAACGCCGGGAGGCAGAGCAAGGATGCGAGCTGTGCGTGA